GCTTCGGGACAGCGGCGGGCACATCGCCCACGTTCTCCCTGCCGTCCAACCAGGTGCCCGTCAAACCCGAGGGCAAGGCCCTGCAGGTGCTGACCGGCCCCGGCGCCGCCCACTACCTGGTTTCCAACGCCAGGCACGACGGCACTGGTGTCTGCGAGCTGAGCCTGTACCTCAACCGAACTCCCTAATTCTCAAAGGAAACCATCATGACCGTCCGTTCCTCAGCCGGCACCAGCATCGGCATCACCTCCGGCGCCCCCGCCACCTTCAACGTCGCCGGCTACGGCGCCCTCACGTTCACCACCATCGGCGAGGTCACCGACCTTGGCGAATTTGGCCGTGAGTTCAACCTCGTCACGCACAACCCCATCGGCAATCGTGGCACGGTCAAGCTCAAGGGCAGCTTCAACGAGGGCAGCATCTCCATGCAGCTCGGCCTGGACACCGACGACGGCGGCCAAATCCTGGCCAAAGCCGCCAGCCTGTCCGACGCCGACTACTCGTTCGTCATCACCACCCAGAACGGCGACAAGTACTACTTCGCCGCCAAGGTGATGTCGTTCAAGGTCGGTGTGGGCAGCGTGGACAGCGTGACCAGCGCCACCATCACCCTGGAGCTGACCACCAGCAACACCGGCGTGGGCGTGGTCGAAGACCTCGCTTCCTGATAACCCCCCGAGCACCTACCCGGCGCGGTTCTCTTCTTTGCTGGAAGAGGCCGCGTCGGGCAAGGGCACACCCTCCCCATGAAAACTTCCAGCAAAGGAAAAAACAAGATGTTCGAAATCACCACGCTCGCGGCCAAAGACACTTTCACGCTTGAACTGCTCAACAGCAACGACGAGCCCATCGTCAACGCCGACGGCAGCAAGCCCTCGGTCACGCTTTACGGCCCGGGCTCCAAGGTGTTCCAGAAAGCCCAGGCCGCCCGCACCCAGCGCATGCTCGACCGCATGGCCAAGAAGGGCAAGGTCAAGCTCAGTGCCGAAGAGCAGATGCGCGAGCAGGCCGAATTCCTAGCCGCCTGCACGGCCAGCATGCACGGCTGGGCCTACAAAGGCGCCACCGACGAGGCCGCCGTGCTCGCCGCGTACTCCGACCCCTCCATCGGCTTCATTGCTGACCAGGTGGCCAAGGCCATCGGGGATTGGGCAAATTTTACGAACGAGCCGTCGATGACCTGATCGCTCACGTCCGGCAGCTGGCGTGGCTGCAGGCGGCCCCCACGCCCAAAGACACACAAAAAAAGCTCAAAACCGACACCAGCACAAAGACCCGACCCATGACCCGCCTGCAACAGATCGAACACCAGGGCCTGGCGCCCGCCCTGCCACCGGCAGGGCCAGCCGCGCACCTGCTGGGCTACCTGTTCGACGCGGGCCCGGTCGGGTACGGAGCCATGGGCGAGGTCCCCCTGAGCCACGGCGAGCTGGCCGCCTGGCAGCACAACACCGGCGTGGAGCTGCAGGCCTGGGAGAGCAGGGCGCTGCGCCGCCTCAGCACCGAGTACGTCAGCGCCAGCAACCAGGCCACCGAGCCCGACTGCCCGCCGTTCTACCTGCCCGCCGACGAACTGCAAGACCGCCGCCAGGACGTGGCCAGCCGCGTGCGCGGCATCTTCGGCGCCCTGACCAAACCGCAACCCGCGAAAGCCCACTGACCATGCAAGCCGGCGCCGTCAACATCAAGCTCATGGCCGACATCATGGACGTGCAACGCAAGTTCGCGGCTATGCAAGACCTGGCCAACAGCACCGCCAGCAAGATCGGCGGGGCGTTCTCGGGCCTGGGCGTGAAGATCGGTGCGGCCCTGTCCGTGGGCGCGCTGGGCGCGTGGGTCAAGAGCGCCATCAACGCCGCCGACGAGATGAGCAAGCTGTCGCAGAAAGCCGGCGTGGCAGTGAAAGACGTGGCCGGTCTGCAGCTCGCCTTCCGCCAGAGCGGCCTGGAGGCCGGCACGCTGCAGAGCAGCATGGCCAAGCTGAACAAGGGTATTGCGGACGGCAACAAGGCGTTCGAGGCCATGGGCGTGGGCGTGCGCAACGCCGACGGCTCGCTCAAGTCGGCGCGTCAGGTGCTGGGCGACGTGGCCGACCGCTTCGCCACTTACAAAGACGGCGCCGAAAAAGCCCGCCTCGCGCAAGAGCTGTTCGGCAAGGCAGGCGCCGACATGATCCCGCTGCTCAACGGCGGCGCGGCGGCCCTGGACGAGTTCGACGCCATGGCCCAGAAGCTCGGCCTCACGATGGACGCGCAGACCACCAAGCAGGCCGAGAAGTTCAACGACACGCTCGACCTGATCGGGCAGGGCGTGCAAGGCGTGGGCCGCCAAGTGGCGGCGCAGCTGCTGCCCACGCTCTCGGGCCTGGCCGGTCAGTTCTTCGACAACATGACCAAGGGCGACCGCCTGCGCAAAGTGTCCGAGTTCTTGGCCGCCGCGCTCAAAGGCCTGTACATCGCGGGCCTGGGCGTGGTCGAAGTCTTCACCACCGTCGGCAAAGTGCTCGGCGGCGTGTCTGCCGCCGTGGTGGCCGCGCTCAGCGGCAATTTCAGCGAAGCCGCCGGAATCCTGCGCGAGATGCGCAACGACATCGGCTCCGGCTGGAAAGACACGCTGGCCCAGATGCAAGCCGCGTGGAATGCCACCGGCGACGCCAGCATCGAAAGCATGGCCGGCACCGTGGCTGCGATGAAAAATGCCGCGCCCAGCCTCAAGGCCCACGAAGACGCCACAAAGGCCGCCACCAAGGCGACCGAGGACTTCATCAAGCTGCGCGACAAGCTCATGGGCAAAGAAGCCGGCACCGACCCCGAATTCATCAAGAACCTGCAGCTCATCGCCAGCGAAGGCAGAAAAGCCGGCATGAGCCTGGAGCAGATCGTAACCCTGCAAGAAATGTACGTCGAGAGCCAGCCGTACATGCAGGAGCAGATCAAAGCCACAGCCAAAGCCCAGGAGGAAGCCAACAAAGCCAACGCCGACGCCCTGGACGCCGCCGATAAGCTCGCGCTCAGCCTGCAGGAGCAGGTCAAGCGCCAGCAAGAGCAGAACGATGCTATCGGCCTGACCAAGACCGCCATCGTCGCCCTGGAAGCCGCCAAGCTGCGCGAGCAGGCAACCAGCAAAGACCGCCTGGCCACCATGGCCGACGAGATCGACTGGTCCGGCGCCCTGGGCGACAGCTACCGCGCCCAGGCAAAAGCCCTGCGCGAGCTGGCGGACCTCAAGGAATCCGGCGCAGCCAAAGAGGTAGTCGTCGAGGAGGCCAGGAAAGCCACCGAGGAGTGGAAGAAATTCACCGACCAGGTGAACCAGTCGCTGACCGACGCGCTGATGCGCGCCTTCGAGTCGGGCGGCAATTTCTTCAAGACGATGTGGAACAACATCAAGAACACCCTCAAAACCACGGTGCTCAAAGCCATCATCCAGCCGGTGGTCGGCGGCATCACGGGCGCCTTCGGCCTGAGCGCAAACGCTGGCGAAGCCCTTGGCCTGGGTGGCGGCGCCGGTGGCAGCACCATGAACCTGCTGAGCGTGGCCAGCAACGCCTACAAGACCATCACTGGCGGCTTCACCGCGCTGGGCAACAGCGTGGCATTCGCCGCCGACAGCATGGGCGCCTGGCTGGTCAACAACACCACTGGCGTGCTCAACAAGATGGGCGGCTCGCTCATGCAGTCAGCCGGCTCGCTGGGCACCGCCGCGAGCTACCTGGGCGGCGCGGCTGCCGGCCTAGCGTTGGGCACCGTCATTTCCAACGGGTACAGCGCCATCGGCAAAAGCGGCAACACCGCAACCGTGGCAGGCACCGCCATCGGGGCCATTTTCGGCGGACCTATCGGCGCAGCCATCGGCGGCGCCATTGGAGGCCTGGTTAACCGCGCTTTCGGTCGCAAGGCTCCGGTCACCACCGGCACCGGCATCAGCGGCACATTCAGCACCGGCGGTGCCAATGTCAGCCAGTACGAAGAGTGGTTTTCAAAAGGCGGATGGTTTCGCTCCAACAAATCCGGCGTGAACTACAGCTCGGTCAGCAGCGAGCTAGACCAGTTCCTGGACGGTGCGCTGGTGCAGATCACCGCCGCCACGCGAGCCTACGCGCGCATCTTGAATTTGAACGCTGATGCGATCAACGGAGTGACACAAAGCGTCAACATCAGCCTCATGGGCTTGAATGCCGAGCAGCAGCAGGCAAAGATTGCGCAGGCGCTTGGCGGGTTTGGCGACAAGCTGGCCGAGCAGCTGCTGGGGACGTTTACAACGGTGCAAGACGCCATCTACGGGAAAAAAGGCCGCATCGTCGGATGGTCAAGTCGTCAAGTCTGGACCCCTGGCGAATTCGTCCGCGCGGGCGAAACCGCCAGCGAAGCACTCTCCCGTCTGGGCAACAGCCTTGTGACCGTTAATACGGTGTTCGACACGCTGAATGTCACCCTGATGAAATCCAGCCTGGTGGGTGGCGACGCGGCCAGCAAGCTGCTGGACCTGTTCGGCAGCGCTGAGCAGTTCAACAGCGCCACCAGCGCGTACTACCAAGCGTTCTACAGCCAGGCCCGGCGCACGGCCATTGCCACGCGCCAGCTCACCGACGTGTTCCGCAGCATGGGCATGCAGCTGCCGGTCAGCCGCGAGGCGTTTGTGCAGCTGGTCGAAGCTCAAGACCTGTACACCGCCGCTGGTCGCGCCACCTACACCGCCTTGATCCAGCTCGCGCCCGCTTTTGACGAGGTGGCCCGCTCGGCCGAAGAGGTGGCCCGTGAAGTGGCCGACAAGCTCATCGCCCGCCTCACCGGCAACCGTGGCATGGTGCCCGCGCTGCGCGTGGCGTCCACCGCGCTGGCCACCACGGCGCAGGCCGCTGGCGACTTTGCCGGCCCGGTCTCCACCATCCACCGCCTGCTGGGCGACGCGTCCAGCGGCGTGCTCACCTTTGGCAACCGCCTGACCACCACCACCGCCGAACTCACCCCGGCGCAACTGGCCGTGCAACAGCTGCAGGGCGAGGTGCTGGCCCTGCGCAACGCCGCCAGCGGCACCGTGGTGGACATGCGTGGGCTGAGCGAGGCGCTGGCGAATGTGGACACCCGCACTTTTGTGGCCACCGTCACCGGCGTTTTCGAGCTGATCGGCCAGCGCGTCAAAGACACGCTGGGCCAGATTGCTGATGAGCGCGTGGCCGTGCGTGAGGCGGCCATGGGCATCGTAGGGCCGGGCGTGATGACGGCGGCGCAGATCCGCCAGCAGATCAGTGCAAACATGGTTTCGCTGCCGACAAGCGGCATCGCTTCCGCGCGGCAGGCGCTGGCCGATGCCGACGCCGAAGCCTTGCGCACAGAAAAGGCGCGCTCAGACACCATCAACCGGCTGCTGTCCGCGCAGCAAGAGCTGTACAGCCTGGCCGGTCGCTTCGGCGTAGCGGTAAACGCCAACGCAGGCGCGGCCAACTGGACCAACGACGCCTACGCCTACAACGCCCAAACCAACCGATTGGCCGGGTATGGGCAAATCACCATGAACAGCAGCTCGAACGTCACCGGCTTTAGGGCAGAGGCAAACAAGGCCGGTGGACTGACTGAATTGTTAAGTTCAGGCAACACGCTGCTCGCCGCAGTGGACAAGGATTTTTACGCTGCCATCAACAGGCAGGCCGACGCTGTAGAGGCCGCCAAGCAGGCGCAAATCGACTACGTGGCCGCGCTGCAAAAGTACAGCCTCGACGCGTCCAAAGCCGTCAACCAGCTGGGCCGCCTGCGCGAGGAAACCGTGCGCTACTACGAGACCCAGCAGCAGCTGGCCAGCCTCATGATGGGCACGGCAGGCAGCCTGCGTGCCACGGTGGCCGCGTTCCGGTTCGACCAGCTCGACCCAACGGCGCAGATGGCCAGCCTGCAGGAGCGGNTCAATGTCGCGTACAGCATGGCCATGAGCACCAGCGGCGAGACCCTGGCGCAGTACGGGCAGGAACTCAACAGCCTCATCAACCCCCTGTTGCAAAAAGCGCAAGAAGCCGGGCTGGGCGGTGTGCAGTACAGCAACCTGGTCAACACCATCCTCGCCCGCGCAGAGGCCACTGCCGGGCGCCTGGAGCAGTTCGCGCCCACCGACTACCAGGCGGAAAGCCTGGGCCTGCTCGGCCAGATCGACAGCACCCTGGCCGCCCTGGAAAAAGGCGCGCTCACCGCCGACCAGCTCATCGTGCAAGCTATCGACGCCGGGCGCGACACCACCCGCGACGGCCTGCGCGCCGTGGTCGCCGCGCTCACCGGCCAGGCCGTGCCCGCGTTCGCCATGGGCGGCCTGCACACCGGCGGCGCGCGCCTGGTGGGTGAATTCGGCCCCGAGCTGGAGGTCACCGGCCCGGCCCGCATCTACAGCGCCAGCCAGACCGCCCGCATGCTCGGCAGTGGCAGCGACGACAGCGCCACCGTGCAAGAACTGCGCGCCCTGCGCGCCGAAGTGGCCAGCCAGCGCCAGGAGATGCAGGTGCTGCAGGCGCAGATCGTTACCAACACCGGGCGCACCGCCCGCCAGCTCGACCGCTGGGACACCGAGGGCGCGCCCGTGCGCAACGCCGACGGCCAAGCCCTGGCTGTGGAGGACGCCACGGCGTAACACCCCATGCTCCTGATCCGCCCCACAACCATCACACCGGCCATGGTCACCGCCAGCAACGCGGGCGCGGCCGACCCCAACTACAACCCCGCCACCAGCTACACGCTGGGTCAGCGCGTGTACCTGCCGTCCAACGGCTACACCTACGAATGTGTCCAGGCCCCGGCCTTGGACAAGAACCCCGCCACCAGTCCGCTGTTCTGGGTGCGCGCTGAGCCGAGCAACCGTTGGGCCATGTGGGACGCGGAAATCTCCACCGCCACCGTGGTGTCCGGCGGCATCAGCGCCACGCTGTCTGTATCGGGTCGCTTCAACGCGGTCAGCCTGCACGGCCTGGTGGGCGATAGCGTGACCATCACCCAAAAAGACAGCGCCGGCACCGTGCTGCGCATCGAAACCCGCGCCCTCAAAAGCAACCCCGGCGGCTGGTACGCCTACTACTACGAGCCACGCACCCAGGTGCGCGAAGCCGTGTTCACCGGCCTGGTGCCCAGCGTGGGCAGCAGCGTGACCGTTGAGGTCAGTGGGACACAAGCCACCTGCGCCGCCGTGGTTGTGGGCACCAGCATGGACATCGGCGACGCGCAATACGGCTTCACCACCACCATCGTGGACTACTCGCGCAAAGACACCAGCGCAGCCGGGGTGCAGACCCTGGTGAAAGGCCGCTACAGCAAGCGCATGAGCGGCACGCTCATTCAGTCACGCGGCCAATACAACGTCATCAGCGAGGTGCTGGAGAGCGTGCGCGCCACGCCTTGCGTGTGGGTGGGCGTGCCCACCAGCGGCGACTACGAGCCCATGAACATCCTCGGCTTCTACCGTGACTTCGCCATCGAGGTCAGCTACCCCAACCACCACATCTGCTCACTCGAAATCGAAGGCCTGACATGACCGTCATCGTACCCAACGTGCCCACGCCGGTGCCCCAGGCATCGGACCCGATCAACTTCGACGCCCGCGCCGACGCGTACCACGTTCAGCTGCCGATCACGGTGAACGCGTTGAACGCGCAGAACGTGGAAAACAACGCGCTCAACGCGTCCACCAACACGGCCGCCGCCACAGCGTCAGGCGCCGCCCTGGCTGCACAGTCATTCGCCAACGCCAGTCTGTGGGTGGCCTCGACCAACTATGCGCAGGGCACCGTGGCCATCAGCCGGCTGGACTTCTTGCCGTACCGCCGCATCGTGGCGGGCACCACGGCCACCGACCCGGCGAACGACCCGACCAATTGGGTGGTGGCGTTCGACCAAAAAGCCATCATCCAGCTCGCCTACGGCTTGAGCATGGCCCTCGACCAGGCCGCACTGGCCCACCGCCGCGTGGACGACGCGCTCACCCTGCAGACCCAGACCGGCACCGCCACCATCGCCCAGGCCGCCAGCACCGAGCACCAGCGCACCTACGCCACCGTGGCCGTGACGCTGCCCAAGAGCTACCGCACCACCGACTACCAGGTGGTCATTGCGGTGGAGTCGGCCGCGCCAGCGCAGGGCCATGAGGGCACCGTTTTCGTGCAAAGCCGCGCCACGAACGGTTTTGTCATCGCCATGACGGGCAGCGCCACCAGCGCCAGCCTGCGCTGGAAAGTCATGCACCCCGCCGCGCAATAAGTCGCCCCCACGCCACATCAACACCACACAGGAGCACACCCCATGAACATCATCAAGCCCGAAGGCGACGCCACCACCGCCACCGCCACCATGGAGGGCCGGTACATCACCCTCACGCACGCGGGCGCCGAAATCATGCTGCCCGCCATGGCGCGGCCCGGCAATTTCAGCGAGGCCATTTACTGGACGGGCGCTGACTTCGACTTCCTCCCCGGCGACCCGCCCACCCTGGCCGCCGTGCTGGCCAGCCACGCGGGGCAGCTCACCCTGACGCTGTTTGCGCTGCCCGACGTGCAGGAAGAAGTGCAGGGGAAAGCCACCCCCGCCGCCCAATAACCCCGTACCGAAAGACCCAACATGCTCACCATCTCCGTACCCGACAGCCTGCGCATGAGCGTAGAAGCCGCCAGCGGTGGCCGACAGACCGTGCTGTACACCGCCAAANGCCAGCCCAGCTACATGAACATCATCCCGCAGGTGGACGGCCCCAGCCTGGACGCCACGCTGCCCGCCGGGCCGCACCCCGCGTTCGTGGTGGGCGGAGTTACCAAAAGCCAGATCATGCTCGGCACATTCCCCGGCGTCATCAGAAACGGCGAGTTGCTCAGCCTGCCCGGCGTGGACCCTACGGCCTCGCAGAACCACGACACGTTCGTGACCAACGCCCGCGCCAACGGCACCGGGCACCACGTCTGCACCAACGCCGAATACGCCCTGCTGGCCCTGCTGTGCCGTGCCAACAGCTTCCAGCCGCGTGGCAACACCAACTGGGGCCGCAGCAGCGACGCCACCTGGGAAACGGGCCGGCGCAACGACGGCGTGGCCCCCGGCACCGCCAGCGGCACCGGGCGCACCCTCACCGGCAGCGGCCCGGTGTCCTGGCGCCACGACAACACCTTCAGCGGAATCTCTGACCTCAACGGCAACGTGTGGGAATGGTCCCCCGGTATGCGCATCGTCGATGGCGAAATCCAGATTCTGGAAAACAACAACGGCGCACTCAACGCCACCGACATGGGCGCGAGCAGCGCCGCCTGGCGCGCCATCGACGGCAGCAACGGCAACCTGGTCACGCCCGGCAGCGCCAACACCGTGCGATACGCCACCAGCGGCACAGCGGCCTACACCCTGGTGCGTGCCTCCGGCCAGTCCTTCGAGGGCATGACCAACCCCGGCACCACCCCGGTGGGCGCCACGGCCCTGGCCCTGCTGCGCGCCCACGGCCTGTTCCCGGTGGCCAGCCAGCTCGGCGGCACCATCGCCACCCCCGCCACCAACGGCGACNCGTTCTTCATCACGCTCACCGGCGAGCGGCTCCCGGTCCGTGGCGGCGCCTGG